GCGCTTCTCCACTTCACGCAGTATGACTGTCTTGCCAGTGCCAGCCTTGCCAGTCACAGCAACGATACGCTTACTTGTGTCGCAGCAATTCTCAATCGCTTGCAGTTGCACATCATCCCACACGATAGCCGCAGGCAAACCGAACATCTCATTCAGGTCGTCAGACATGCACGTGTTTCCTTGTCCAAGGAATGACGCATAAATGAAAGGCCACACACCGCATGGCATGTGGCCTCTCACTACCAGACAGCGGAGGTTCCTTTACGCTGCCTGATCCTTCGCATGACGCGGTGCCTGGACACGTGCAACTGGCACGATGACGCGGAGATACAGAGCGTTCGGCACCTGTCCGTCCTCCATCATCTCCATCACCTTCTCGGCACTGCGCTCGACGGCCACGATCTTCAGCCGCTTCTTGTCGAACGACACTGGCTCGCCGTTCTCATCGAGCACCTGCACCACAACGAATGCAGGCTTGGCCACACTTGGCGACCGCGTGCGCCGCTTCTTCGGCATCGTGGTCACGTTTTCCGACATAAGCTTTCTCCCTCATTGACGATCCACGCACTATATCACGGCGCGAGGATGCGTGCAATCTGCAATCGCTGCTCGTCGTTCCATTCGTTGTGGACAACATCGACCGTCATGGTCCGGCCGATCAACTCATTGAGGTCAACCCGCCGCGACAATGGCGCGCCGACACGCTCAAGGAAGCGACGCATCTGGAAACGATTGCGCGGGCTGTCATCCAACTGGATGAAGTTGTATTGCAACTCCACCCCATCAGGATCACCGTCCGTGTAGTCAGCCGGGTAGCTCTCGGCATTGATCCGCGCAGTCACGGCCAGATACTTGTGGCCGTTGGTCTTGCTGACCTTCTCCATCGCGCCGATGATCTCGGCAGGGTAAGGACCGGGCGGCAACAGCGGTGGCTGCTCCGCATTCGTGAGGTCCTGCGAATACTCGATGATGGACATTCTACTTGCACTCCCTCTGTGCATGAACTATATGAGGCACGTAGTCATCCAGCCGTTGTAACTCGACCCGCTATGGAAACGTGGCGGGTCATTTCTTCACACCTCCTTTCGTTGGGTTGAACTTGGCGACAGATGGCAGTGGCAGCTTCTTGCCACTGTTCTCCTGCCACGCATGCCACCAATCCGCTATGCCCTCGCCAAGCAATGTGTTCGCATTGAAGTGCCAACTGAACTTCACTGCGTTGCCTGCATCGAACATGCGTGTCTTCATCGGCTTCATCTTCGTATGAGGACGCACGCTGATGATGCGTGCGCCACCATCTGCATCTGCAAGATGCCACACCTCATTGATCCGCAGACCAATCTGGTTCGCCAAGCTCTCAGACAAGATCATCGTGATTGATGTCGTGGTGCCCTTGTCATCCGTGTTGTGCGAACCTTCATGCGTAATGAAGATCAGGTTGCGGTTCAGCTTTGCAGTGATTGCCAACATGTTGGTTGCAGCACGCAACACAAGTGAGTTGCGATATGCATAACCATTTATGCCTGGCTGTTCCATGCTGATACTTGAACCGCCTGCCATACGCACTGCCTCCGCCAGTGCCATGTATGCAAAGGTGGTCATGCTGTCGAACACAACTGTCTCGATCTCTGGATGATCGATCAAGAACCGTGTGAGGTTATACGGATCACCCTTCTTGAACTCCTGCACGACCGTAAGCTGATTGTGTTTGTAGAGCTTCAACACGTGCTGCACATCATCACGGTCAGCAAGCGACATCTCACCGTCAGGATCGAAGCCAAGCCATAGCTTCTTGCCCGGTGCAGTAGAAGCGAGTGTTGATTTACCACGGCCTGCTGGTCCCCAGATCAGGCCAACGAACCGCATGTCAGTTGCATGTGGTGCTTCGACAGGCACACCTTGCAGCGTGACATCACTCACTTTCTTCTTCCTCCTCTCCCTCGTCTTCTTCCTCAGCCTGCATCTCCAACATGCGTTCACTCAGTCCATTGATGAGTTGCAGTATCTGCATCATGGTTGCCTTCACATCCAGATCAATGATCTCACTGGCCGATGACACTGCACTGTTGTATGCCTTCAAGAACGTGATCTCATCCATCGTCACTCTCCACATTGTTTGCATATGTAAGTTCATGTGTCTCCTACTCCGTCCAGTATCTCCTTCCCTGCAAGTGGCGACCACTCGTCGTGCACCATCTCCTGCAATATCTGCCGCTGCTCATCGTCATCTGCATAGCAGAATGGAATGAGTGAGCACGGACGGAAGTAGCGGTTGCAGGAGTGCGTATACTTCGGTGCACCTATCGGATCGTTCTCGTATGCACGTGTCAGGCTGATCGTATGCACGAGCCACTGGACCCACCGATCGATGTGGTAGGGATGACGCGACATCGGCTCTCGAATGAAGCCACCGAAATCATACGTCCGTGGCAGTGGGATTGCAAGCCCTAACACATCGCAGTTGTTTACTGGATGTTGTGCGAACACGCTGGCTGCAACACAATATCCAGTATACTGGTGGTTGGTCTGCTGGGCCATCGTCCACGCATCCCCCAGGCGCGATGCCGTCTTGTTGTCGTGAATCGTCAGCCGCTTGAGAGCGTCCCAATGGATGCCGTCAATACGGCCAGTAAGACGGAAACAAAGCTGGCGATCTCCGCTAATGCTAACCACCAGATCGAATGGGATTTCGATGCCCACATCAGAAGTGGGATCATCGAGATCACGCATCCACACAGGATGATCCCAACGCCAGCGGTTGATATACGCATATGCACATTCCTCCATGTTGGATAACGTGCGTCGCTTGTCTCGCGGATCGTCGTAGAAGCCACTCGTATCTAGTACAGCGACGGCACCGCGCTTACACATGTCGGCAACGTCTTCCGAGTCTTTGATCTGGTCGTGTATCTGTTCTAACCGCTCTGCACCGAACAGCCGTGCACCATGATGGCGCCACAAGCCGTTCACGAACTCAGCAGGTTTGTCTTCGTCATCCATCTGGTTCATGATCGAGACCAGCCTGACGAATGCAAACACCTGATGCATTGCAGTGCCTGCTTCGAGCGCCATTGCACGCCCTTCGCCTGGCATCCTCCTGTGCATCTGGTATCGCAGGATGCCCCACGTCGGACACGTGTTCACTGCTGACAGCTTGGTGTGATCGTATGTCTCTAAGTGTGAGTCAGCTTGAGTTGCCAAACGGAACTCAGCATGCAGACTCGTCATGTTGCTTCCCCTCGCGCTTGATCTTCTCAATCTCCTTCACCAAGCTATCACCAACAGTGGTGAACCTATCCATGTTATCTATGCACCTGCTGGTAAGGTCAGTGAGTTCCTTCAAGTGTTGTCGCATGCCTGCAAACTCATCGAGCAATTGCTCAAGTGTATGCACCACTCCCTTTTCAAACCCGTAGCTCTTGATGTTCTCACGCAGGTCACGCGCCTTCACGCTAAGCGGCATCGCGATCATCCTCCATCCCGACTTCCAACTGTGCAGCCATAGCCAGCAGCCTGGACTTGTGAACGATCTTCTCTGTCTTTGCGATCTGTTCATCAAGCCGTGTCAATGCACGCTTGGCAACCTTCACACTTGTCTCAAGCTTGAGGAATGCAGTGAGACGCACGCTGTCAGAACGCACCTTGGCTGCTGCCTCCAACTTCTGCACAGCAACGAGACGACGCGCACGTATGCGTTCAAGCCATGCGTCCAGTTCATCGATGGTGAGTTGTGAGATGGTGGCTCGGTGCGTAGGAGTATCATACGCCTCAGGTTCTGAGACGACATGTGTAATCTCATTCATTGGACGCTTCCTCCTGATCGATCTGCCGCTTGTTCAGGCTGTGGATTTTGCGCCGCGCATCGACTGCTGCTCTGTCCATTGTGGCAGCACTGCCAACATACCTGTAGGTCTGCACGTAATCAACGATCCATACCCACTGCCTATCAGCCGGTGCATTCCTATCGAATGTGCATGTGTATCGTTGTCCCCCATGCGTATAGGTTACGGACTTGGTGTCTC